CACCACTGGTTCCACTAGTTCCGTTTATACCTGAAGTACCTGAAGTGCCATTCACACCAGAGGTTCCACTTGATCCTGAAGATCCACTGCTACCACTGGTTCCATTTATTCCAGATGTTCCGCTGGTACCTGTCGTACCAGAGGTTCCTGAGGTAGCTGATGTACCACTTGTACCTGATGATCCATTGGTACCATTTATACCACTCGATCCACTGGTGCCCGTAGTTCCTGAAGTGCCACTAGTTCCATTCACACCACTTGATCCACTTGATCCGCTGGTTCCATTTACACCTGATGAGCCAGAAGATCCGCTTGTTCCTGTAGTACCACTTGTCCCATTCACTCCAGAGCTACCACTAGAACCAGAAGTTCCAGTGGTGCCTGATGTACCTGAGGTGGCTGATGTACCAGACGTACCAGAAGTGGCAGAAGTTCCACTACTCCCTGATGTACCAGTGGTACCCGAGGTGCCTGAAGATCCTGACACTCCTGAGCTTCCAGAAGATCCACTGGTTCCAGTGGTACCAGAAGTTCCTGATACACCTGAAGAACCAGAGCTTCCTGATGTTCCGCTTGTTCCATTCACCCCACTAGTACCTGACGTACCAGAAGGAGGAGTGAATGTTGTTTGGGCATAGGAATAGTTACTTGTTCCTTCTGTATAGAATGTAATGTTTTGACTTCCGCCTCCTGTATGCTCAGCATAGATTTGACAGTAAAGTCTGTCTGTAGCAAGCACTGCAGTTTGAGTAAGGAATAGGTCTGTAAAAAACTCTCTTATGACACCTGTAGTCATCGCCTCAGTGTCAAGGTTGGTGGTTCCTAAGGAAACCACGCTTCCACCTGTGGAGTCACATTTATAAAACTCCACATCCACCTTCATGCTAACATTAGCATCTATTGAGAAGTGCGTTACCCATGCCCAAAGTCCTGAAGGTAAACTTGTTACCCCTGGTTGATTTGAGTCTGTAGCATATGTAGCAATTAGTGTTCTTGTACTACCCGCAACACTTGTCACCACTGTTTGTTGTGCACCACCCGTAGGTGTGCCAGACCACTGCTTATATGTAGGAGTGCCTATTGCACTACTAGTATTTAATGATTGGTTAAGGTAGTATACAAGTCCTCCAGATACACCATTTTGACCTGATGTACCACTAGTGCCCGTTGTACCTGATGTACCTGTAGTCCCACTTGTTCCTGTGGTTCCCGAAGATCCAGAAGATCCACTTGAACCACTACTTCCAGAAGTACCAGTTGTACCAGACGAACCACTGCTACCACTCACACCTGAGCTACCGCTAGTTCCTGTTGTCCCACTGCTTCCTGAAGTTGCACTTGTACCTGATGTACCAGATGAGCCAGTTGTTCCTGAGCTTCCTGAGCTTCCTGATGAACCTGCTGATCCATTAGTACCAGATGTTCCACTTGACCCATTAGAACCTGAAGAGCCTGAGGAACCGCTACTTCCACTTGTGCCATTTATACCCGATGTACCAGAAGTACCTGTACTACCTGAGGTACCAGATGTTCCTCCTGAGCCACTACTGCCACTAGTTCCAGAACTTCCTGATGTGGCGCTAGTTCCAGAGGTACCAGACGTTGCTGAGGTACCACTAGATCCTGATGTGCCACTATTACCACTAGAGCCAGAGCTACCAGATGTACCACCTGTCCCATCAGTGCCTGATGTCCCAGAAGAACCTGCTGAACCAGAACTACCACTACTTCCAGATGTTCCATTCACTCCTGAGCTACCTGAAGAACCACTAGTGCCTGTAGTACCGCTGCTTCCAGAAGAACCTGAAGATCCGCTTGAGCCTGATGAACCAGACAATCCACTAGTGCCTGAAGAACCTGTTAACCCACTACTACCAGATGTGCCTGAGCTACCACCTGATCCTGAGCTACCACTCGTACCACTAGAACCACTTGTTGCACTAGTACCAGAGGTGCCCGTTGTTCCACTTGTTCCAGCTGAACCTGAGGTTCCACTAGAACCGCTAGTCCCAGTGGTACCACTTGTTCCACCAGTACCATCTGTTCCACTTGTACCCGATGTACCTGTTGTTCCTGATGTAGCACTAGAGCCACTAGTTCCTGAACTTCCACTTGTCCCAGTGGTACCTGAAGTGCCAGATGTGGCAGATGTGCCGCTCGTACCGCTTGTACCTCCTGTTCCATTTGTATTTGATGTTCCACTTGACCCTGAACTACCAGATGATCCGCTACTACCTGCTTCACCACTTGTTCCAGATGTACCGCTTGTACCAGAAGACCCAGATGTACCAATAAGACAAAGCCTGTCATTGATTTTCTCAATGACAGTCTCCAAATTATCGTTTGTCTTAATACCTGTACATATCAGGTTTGGACCCTCATAGTGTACACATGTGGCATTAAGCACAACAGGGCATGGTGTTGCGGAACAACGTACATTCATGGCTTAGTAGGGAATTAAACGTGAACTATCTTCAAATCATCTCCTGTACGATAGATTTGACCTATCACAAGACCACCAACAAGGGCTGCAGCATTATCTGCATAAACAGGAGCACCGCTTGTAGGAACAGTTGTAACAATTCTCCAGTCAGCAGCCCCAAGTCCTGTGGTTACACCAACATAAACAAGGGGTTGTGTGGGGGTTGTATTTACATAAAACTGTCCCAAATAGACAGCACTGTTTGTAGGAGCACCTGCTCCAGAAACAGGAACCAAGTTGTCGTTAATTTTTTGTAACGCAACTTCCACAGAATCAAGGGGTTCGATATCTGTGTTTGTTAGATATTCGCCATTGTAAAGAATACACAAAGCATTCTCATACGTGGCACATGTTGGGCAAATAGCAGCTGTTCTCATAGCGAGCGAAATTATTTATAATTAATGTATTTTCAATGACTTATGGGTAAATTTGGGGCATAATATAGCTATCATCTTCTGTTTTCCTTCTGAATAGTTATATCATACTCTTTAGCAAACTCAGCATCTAGAATAGACAAATAGGTGAGTGCAGACTTTGTAACAGGCAACATCTTAAACAGATACTTTGTAGGAAGCGCCTTTTTCCTAGCCTCATCATATGTTGTCTCTGGATTAAAATCCATTCCTGTAGTTTCTCTCCAGAAATGGTCTGTGAATCTGATAACATCTGAGGTTAGACCAATTGCTGGGAAAGCACTACCACTAAGTAAGTTTTGCACTTCAATTGGGTTATAGAAGAATGACAATTCCCCAATAAACTTGTCTACCACTTTCTGAGCATATCTGTGGGCATTCTTTGTAGCCTTATCTGCATCATCATCATCCCCAGGAGCTAAGAATCCAAGAGCCATCATTGCTCCAAACATGGACATCAAAATGGTCAATTCTTTTATCTGGTTACGAAGATTGGTTCTAATCAAATCCATGAATTGTTCCCTGGTCATGTTCAAAGTTTCACCAGTCTCATCTTCATACTTAGCTCTAAATTCTTCAAACATTCTATCTGTCTCTTCTATACCAGCATCATTCATGAGAAGAATGTTACGCAGATTGGCAGCACCTCTTATAATACCTTTTCCAAGAACATGGCCTAATAAACGAACTCTACCAATGTCATATTTCTCACCAGTGGTAATTAGGTTACCGTTCTCATCTTCCTCAATTCTTACAGAGAAGTCATCTGCAATCTTTCTAAATTCTCCAAAACGTGTATCAACCAGTTTAGGAATCCAGTTCTTGAAGATCATCATTGATTTAGTCCATATAGACATGGACATTTTATTTATATCACTATCTGATAATCCACCAGTTACATCTCTGGATATTTTTCTTGTAAGAGTTGTAAGACGCTGTATTTCATTAAAGTTGTTAAGATCGAGACCAGGAATCTCAAGCTCTCCATTTACTAACTTCTTAGTAGCATCAATTGATCTGGTCTTCTTAAGCTCCTCAATTTCAGCCTCAATTTTATTCTTAGACTCTCTATAAGCTGCTCCAGACTTGTAACGATCTTTATACTTGTTTCTTACAAACTCAGAAATACTTACAATCTTACCATTCTCAACCATTGTGTTTTGCAATAGTGTTAAGAAGATAGACTTTTCAATAAGTTGTTCAGGCTTTCTCATGAACACCATCAGTGTATCACCAAGACTACCTCTTGTAAGTTTGCTCATACCAGCTTCTTTAAAAAGCTCGTACGAAGGATCATCCTTCAAAGGCATGAACTTATTTACAAGTTGTGCAAACAGTTGTTTCTCATCTTCATTAGCAAAAGACTGAGCAATGAGTTTAGCTTCGTTCTTTGCAAACTCCCTAGCTTTGAAGTAGTTACCTGCATAAGTGGCCACCTGAATGTTACCACCAAAAGCATTCACAGCTCCAGATATGAACTCAAGTCCTAGGGTTTTCAATTGGAACGCTCTATTTGCAGCATCCATAGTCTTAACCAGAGATGTAGGACTACCTTCCTGTTCTTTCCAAATCTCTTTACCAGCCACCTGGTTAACACTCTTTCTTATAAAGTTCAGTACACCTCCAACATTAAGTGGTGTATCTGAGTCTGACAACACATACTTTTGATCATAGAGAAGCACCTTTAAGAAGTCATCAAACATCTTGGTGTTCTCTTCATTACCTTTCTCTTCAATCACTTTACCATCTTCGCCTCTTACCACCTTACTTGTCTTGGTGGTTTTTAGGTGTCCTTTAAACTCTTCAATAGTTTTGACAAGCTTAAGCTGACCTTCCACCTCAGTCATGTATTTATACTTATTGACATGCTGAATATAAAGAATCATGTTTTTAAACAAGTCTTCACTCACCTCAGAGTAGTCATTTACACCATCCTCTCTTCTTGTAAAGTCGTACGTATAGTATTTAGGGATGCTATTTTCTACCTCTCCAGTCACTTCATTTATCTTACCATACCCAACACTTTCTACATCTATCTCTAAGCTTTTTGCAAAGTTCTTCATTGGAGACAGGGTGTTATCCCATACAAGCTCCTCAGCCATGCTCTTTCTTACAAATGGTAAAAAGGTTTTAGCTACAGCATTCTGTATATACCCTACATTATTAGACTTCTCGTTAAACTTCACAATGAAGTTGTACAAAGAAAGAAGATCAGGATCAGCAACCACTTCTTTGTATTCCTCTGAGTACCATTTACTTAGAGGATGGCGCTTAACAATATAGTTATTAAATCCATTAAAGTCATCTCTGGTGATGTCCCACAAACGCTTAGCCTGCTCAATATATTTCTCTCTTTGTTCTTCTTCTTGCTCAGCAGTACCAGAGTAACGAGTTTTATTAATCTTATCTATTTGATCTGCTAGCTTTTTAGCAGCCTCTTTCTTATATCCTTCAACATCAATGTTGTCTAACAACCATTCCTTGTCACCACCATTAGCAGCAAGTTCATCCACTGTATCATGAAACTTCTTGCTATACTTATAGATGATTTTATTTATAAGACCACCTTTTGTATCTTTTTGATACAGTTTTTGAACTAGTTTTCTAAGATCTCCACCCTTATCTGCCAGTTTCTTTCTAATAGCCATAAGCTCCTCAACTTCCTTGAGGGAATCCTGAGAAGCTTTACTTTGAGCAGATCTGGTGAGCTTGTATAAAACCTGTAAAGAACGAAGAGGAAGTTCTGATACACCTCTGAATATTGAACTCAGTCCTTTTACAACTGCTTCAGCTTTAGTGAGTCCTGTAACAAGATTGCGCTGTCCAATATGCTTGTCAGCAAATTCTCCAACAATTTCTTTAATTGCTTCTCTAGAGCTATAGATTTCATCAGCCTCACTATACAGCTTTGCCAATACATCTCTTCTTTGCTCAGCAGCTTCCACCTCTTCTTCTGTCTTAGCATCTTTGAGCATTTCTTCTGTATACACAAGTTTACCAATGTCTCTACCAATATTGGTAAACATTTCAGAAAACTTGATGTAAGTGTTCATTTCTTCAGCAAAGTCAGAAAGTTCACTATCAGTAGAGTCAGCAGATGTAGCAGCTCTGTTCTTATAAGTGGTTTCATAATCCTCTAGGATTCTCTGACCATCCTTACGCATCACCTCAATTACATCAATTAGAGGAGCGATGTTATTGGTTCCTTGAGCATAGCGAATTGCTTTTCTCAAGGTGTTTAAACGTTCAATCTTAAACTCACGCTCTTCATCAGTGGTAGCATCTTCTTTGCTATACTGCTTCAAAAGACCGTTGAGCTTGGTGATTATCTTGTCAAGTTCTTTGTATCCAGTAGATTCAGTTTCTTCTGATACAGGGACCAGACGAATATCTTCAATCTGATTCTTGTTGACAGATCCTATTGCAATTCCTTTTAATACTAAAGGAGACTTATTATCCTTAGGATTCTCATTTCCAAACTCCATAGCAATAGGAATGGCTCTTTTCATACCAAATTCCTTAACGCCATATTGTTCACGAAGGATGTCCTTATAGGTTCCAATTTGTATATTGAATGCACCCTGCTTAAACCAAGCCACATCATCACCTGTAATGTTCATAAACTTCCAGTCAAGGATGTGCCCCTTACCAGAAGGTTCTACAGCCAAGAAGTCAATAGTACCAGCTTCTTTATTCTTAGGATCATAAATAATCACTTCAGAGAATACAAGTGTATTTTCTGGAAAGCTGTTAATAAGGTCTACATAATACTTCTCAAGCTTATCATACATTTGCTGAGAAGGTAAGTTTATTTTAGAGGGGCGGGGAGCAGGATTGGCTTTCTTAGTACCATCGGTATTGAAGTATCTGCTATGAATTTCTTCAAAGTCAGCGTGCCCCTCAACACCATACTTTCTCTTAAGCTCATTGAATTTCTTTTCTTGTTCAGTGAACACCTTACCACCAAACTTGCTTTTATACCAAGCTTTGACACGATCAGTTACCCTTTTAACAACCTTCTCAAATGTTCCATTAGGTTGTTTAATTCTGTAGTAGTTATTAGCTTCTTCAGAATCCAATAGCTCAGGATCAGTTTCCTTTTGTTTTTCTACAACCTTTTCAACACTATCTCTAGTTTGTTGAATCTTTTGTTGTATATTCTTCTGAGCATCAGTGATTTGTAAATAGATTTCTCTTTCAGCAATGTCACTCACTGTACCAATGTCTTCTCCTAATATCTTAGCAGCAGTCTCTTCAAAGATGGATATGTTAGCTTTTCTATATCTCTCACTGAAGAAGGCAAGTATTTTGTTCCATGTTCTTCTCACCCAGGATTGAGTCTCTTCTTCCATAAGCTCAGGATATTCTGTAGAACCTTCGCTCTGGTTTACAATCACCTCAGCAATTAATTTATCTACAGCCTCTTTCTTAATCTTACGGATGTCAGGCTTACCATTTATTTGATAATAAGGATTGTTCTTATACTGCTCAAATACCTGTTTGTAAATCTTAAAGTTACCAATCTTTGAAATCATCTCTGTTACCAAAGCAGGATTGGTTTGCTCCAGGATAGCTGTAGCAATGTGCACCATTTCCTCTGTGATAGCTACATTCTCCTTACCCTCAGCAACAGCTACGATTCCTCTTACCAAATCAGCTACACCATTAATAGATGTAGTGTCAAGACCTGTTTTCTTAGCATAGTCTACAAGGCTAGTGAAAGATATGCCCATAGCCTCACCAGCAGCTTTGATCTTACTGATGGTTGCTTCAGAGGCTTCAGAGCTAACAGTTTCTCCTTCGAGCTGAAACAGAGGAAGTTGTTTGTTGTATTCAGCAAAATAATCTTGAACTAACTTGTCTGATGGATCTATTAGAAATGATCCTTTTTCTCCTTGTTTTACAACTAGATCACCAAACTCTTTATTAACACTGCCAATAGCTTTTCCAGCACTTGCAGGATTGGGAAAATATCCCACATTGTTTTCTACCACAGCCCCTTGAGCTGTAAGTTTTTCACCTACTGTGTCAACAATATCAAGTCTTATATCAAGTGCGCATTTACTCATGATTATCCACAGTTGTTTTTATTCTTGTTATTTATTGCTGGTTTACCTGATGGCTTAATCTCACTTTTCTGATTACGCTTATTGTCCACCTCATCTTTCTTGTTCTCAAAAAGATCAATTATAGAAGTGTCTTCTGTTTCAGTGACTGGTATAAATCCATTGTCTATAATAGATTGATTAGGTGCATTGTAGAACTCGTTTGCTCTGAAGCTATCACCCCAAGCATTAATTGCTTTATAGATGAAGGAACGAACTGTTGTACCGTCTTTAGTAATAAAACTTTCTGTCAACGGTTCACCAAAGTCATCTGTCACTTTCTTGAACAGTCCTTTATTAATAAAGGAATAATCACCAATCTTTCTTTTAGCAGCCTTCTCAGCCTTGGTTCCTGTTTCCCAACTATATACAATTACATCAAATCTGCCCTCTCTAGAGAAAGGTGACACTCTTACAATTGGTGAAATTTTACCATCAGCCATTGCTTTGCTCACAGCTCTATTGCCTGCAAAGTTCATGCTACCATTATATTTCCATTTACCCTTTTCATCAACTCTCCACTTAGCCTTCTTGTGAGGAACAATGTCATCATTACTCCAGTTGTTTCTTTGGAACACGTTGAGCTCCAGGAAACTATCTAGCGTAAAGTTATTTGGTTTTTCCAATCTAGCCAAGGTTTTGTTATAGATTTCTTTGAAATCACTATAAGGAAGCAGGTTAGTGAAAGATATTGGAGAGGTGGACAAACCGCTTTGTAGAACAGAAGCTCTTACAAGCTTTTCATAAAGAGGTAGGTTATTTTGTTCTTTCAAATAGGACTTGATTTCATTGAAGGCATATATAATCTGATTTTGATCATACACCTTATTGTCCTTATTCTTTAGATTAATGTTGTTAACACCATTCTTCTTGTCACTGAACTTAGGATCGAACAGCTTAATTACCTGATTGTTATGTAATGGATGTGCAGCATTTTTCTTAGCTTGGTTTACAAGCGTTGCTATTTCTTTTGCAGCATTTTTGGTATCAGAAAGAAGTGTATCCTGAATCATTGTGTTTAGCTCCTGATCCACCTGAACAGCATAATCAAACAAATCTGCTACAGCTTTCTGAGCCATTTTAACAAAATCTCTATCAGAAAGGTTAACGTAGTTAGAAAGTAACTGTTGCATCACTCTTCTTACATTACCAGAGTCTGACTTAAGGATTAGGGAAAGAGCATTTCTTACGTCATTCAGTTTACCCTGTACCTTTCCTATGAATGAATTATTAATCAGATCAGCAGAAGATGAAATGATATTGTTCTGAGACTCAATGAATTGTAAGTTCTTCTTAAAGATTAAATATGGATCGTTGAAAGAAGCTGTATCATAATTGGTTCCATTAGTCACCTTAAATAGCTGACTAGCCATAGCAGCATATTTTAAGAACTCTCCAAGGATGAATTGCTGCTGTCCTTTCTGTACACCATTGAGCTTTGTAACACCAATCATATCAACAAGAGTCTTGTTGCTCGGTACCTGAGTGACAGTTTTAATATTAGTTTCTGTAGTTGTGTAATCAGACAACGTGTCCTTTACCAACTCATCATTAAATAACCAAGTTTGCCCAGCACTCTCTAGTCTAGTTAGATAGTCACGAACAATAGGCTGATTCATGAAGTAAGCCACTGTATCAATAGGAACTCCCACCTTAACAAGGAACAAGAATGTAGAAGCTACATTTGGTGTAGCACCAAGTTCCATGATCCAGGGACCCTTAGAGATGTCCACATATCCATCGATAAACTGACCAATGATGTCTGAGATATCCTGACCATCAGCATTCTTAATCATAGATAATGTGGCATAGGACTCATTATTTATAATAATCCTATTGAACTCTTTAAACTTAACCTCTGCATCTCCTAGCCACTTAGCATCTCTTCCCACAAGATTAAGTCTAGCAGGATCAATGTATATTGGCTGACGCTGATTTAAAGAGTGGTTAGTCTGGCTCACAGCAGCAATACCAATTGCATACTTACCACTCACAAACGCATGTCTCAAGTTTGACATATAAGATCTGTCAAGCATGTTACCAACATTAGCGTAGTCAAACTTCTTAGCTCCAAGCTTATCAGTAATTTCTCCAGCCAGTTTCTTCAACTGATCTGCAGAGTTGGGCTTGATAAGTCTCTCAAAGTTTTTGGGATGTGAAACAAGCTTTTCTCCAGATTCTATGTAAGCATTCTCAAGAGACTTTCTGTAAAGGTTCTCATACTCGTTCTCACCAGCTCTTACAACATCTTCTTCTAGTCTGAACACACTCTTTAAGTCTTCAGCAAGGATGTCTCTTTTTAACTTCTCTCTAGCTTCAGCACCAATACCATAGTAAGGAATAATTTTAATATCTCCTTTAGCATCTGTATATACGTTCTTAAGATAGACAAAGAGTTTATCAATGTCAAAGTCAGATCCCACCTTCTTAACCAAGGCTGAGGGGATTACAACGCTATCTCCAAACTCCTCAGGGAGGAACTGTTTGATTCTGAAAGCATCAATAGAGTTCTGTTTTTGTGTAGGGATACGGAATGCAAGTCCAGAAAGAACCTTCTGTCCTTCAGGGGTATCATTGAGATATTTAAGAAGCTCCTCATCAGATTTGTCACTCTTAAACCATCTGCCCACCATGATTTCACAATAGCGTTTACCATCTTTATCTTCATAGAACTTCAGGGTGTCAGATGTAAAGCCTTGTTTACCAGCACGTTCGGCTTTCACAGATTCAAGAAGGGCAGAAGATATCTGAACTTTTTGACCACCGCTCACCTTAGGAGAAGTGATTTCTCTATCCACGATAGAATAAAGAATGTTTCTCACTTGTTGGTAAGCAGGAGTGGCTTCTAATACAACATCACCATCCAGGAATCCTTCCAAAGCATCGCTGATGTTATCATTCACTTCTCTTTTGAAGATTTCTTCACGCAGAGTTTTAACTGCCTTGGAACTATCCTTTATCTCAAATCTATCCTTTATCTCAAGTCCATCTTTAGTCTCAACAATACCTAAAGATTTCAGTACATTCTGATATCCAACTTCTGTAAGTTCTTCTAAAAGATCTTGGTTATTCTTGATTTCTCTATAGAGCTCAGACTCTTCAAGTTTTTGTTCCTCTGTAAGCTTGTACCAGTTTTCAAAGCGAGCTGTGAAATCACCACCCTCTTCAAAATCAATAGGTACACCAGCCTCCATGTAGTCCATGGTAATTTCTTTTGTCACCTGAGATCCTCTGGTCACAAGGTTATCTTCTTTAGAAGGAACCTCAGACTGAACACTCATGATGGCAAAAGGAACATTTATGATTCCATCGTATGGCTCATTATTAAGAGAACCATCTTCATTGTATACAGGGTTAGCCACTGTAGCCCCAACCTTTCTACCACTTGCAAATACAGCATAATCAATACCCTCTACCTGCATTTTATTGTAGGTTCTAAGGGCATTGGAACTAGTATTGAGCTTGTGTAAGATTCTGAAAGACAATGGATAAAGGGCAAACTTATCAAGCACTACATCATTGTAGTTGTTTCCATCAGCCTTATTACCAGAAACAATAGGTTTCAGAGGAGTGTACACACTCTTAATACCAGGATTCTTTTTCTCAAATGCAGCAATCTCTTTCTCAGAAGCACCAGATTTTACCAGCTCTTCATAAGCAACATCATGTCTGTATTGGTTCTCTTCAGCAGTAGTCCATTCACCAGAACGAACTCTGAACTCACGGTAGGCTTTTGCTGTAATAACACCACCACCATCTGTCTCATCCCAAGCATCATAACCTGGAAGGTCATTGATAGCTTTGATGTCTTCAAGAGTTGTGGTCTTAAAGAAGTCCTTGTCAAAGTTAGTATAGCCAACACTGTTCTCTGCAAAGCCTGTATTCCACAGTCTATGCATAACACTATTCATTGCTGCAGAGCCATAGATAAGCGCCTGGCGAGGAGAGTTAAAGCTCTTGATACGCTTCAACTCATCTGAGTATTGGTAAGGATCAGAATACAGAAGCTTGTGGAGCTCTATATTATTGATCATATAGTTCACTGTCAGACGGGTGAGATCCAGATTCAGGTTCTCATTTGATACATTACTTGTGCTAGAAAGTGCTAAGCCATTAACATCATATCCATCAAGGAAGTTGTTGTTATCATCTGTAGCTCTTTCTATGATCTGATACTTCTCAAGAGTTTCTCTAAAGATTGCTGTTTGCTCTTTAACAAAGTTATCAACAGCTCTATTGATTTTATCTTCATACTTGGTGTACACCTCTTCAGCAGTACCACTTTCTTTAATAATGTCATTATGAAGTTTATCTTTAAGAATGGCTTTGAAAAAGCGAAGGTCTGTAGTCTTTCTACCTTTCACTGTAGCAATCTTACGATCGTCTTTAGACAGATTGTATTCATCAAGGAAATAACCCTTGAAGATTTCATTTATTCTAGTAAAACCAGCAAGCATTTCCTTTTCAGAAACTGCATTGCCCATGTACATCATCCACTCGATGGAAGCATCTCCAGGAATCAGATTCATGTAATAACCTTCCAAGTTCATGTTCACTTCCTGTGTCAGACGTTCTGCATATGTAAGCTTAGAGGACTGCTTTTTCTTACCACTTGACATGTCTATGAGACCATCAGCATAAGCAGTTTTCATAAGGTCCTCACTTCCCTGAATTCGTTTACCAGTCTCCATGTCAAACATTCTACTAAGAATATTTGAATTAGCAGCAAACACATCTCCTCCTTTCGTAAGGTATTCATACTGAGTGCCTTGTAGTTCAGAAAGGTTATCTATTTGAGACAGTGTATCAAACAGATCACTAGCAGCATTAGTTCCAATGAAAGTTTGTGTGCGTTCACCGTTAACATTGAAGTATGTAGAGCTGAATTCAGGATTATCCAACTTAGCTTGTAACTCACTAAGTTGTCTCAAACGCCCATCTATATTCAACACTTTAGCATTAACTGTAGCAATTTTCTTAGCTTGACCTATGCTATCAACAATACCATCAACAGCAGTGTTGAACTTCTCTCTATCTTTAACACTTAAAGAATAGTCAATCTCATTTGCATCAAACTCAATTCCAAGGTTGGCTAAGAATCTCACTCTACCCTGAGTGTTCGCTTGTATATTAGCAACGCTTCCTGGTTTTCCAATGTAACCTTTCTCTTTCTCAGAATATTCAAAGTAAGGATTCTTGCCTTTGATTGTCTTCTTGATGCTGTTTATATATTCCTCTTTCAGTTGTCTAGCAGCTGTAGTGAAATTTGAATCACCCACTACAATATCTCCATTGTCTAGAATGTAAACAGTCTTTACATCAGGACTTTGTTTCTTAAAGGACTTCCAAAATGCTGTAATAAGTTGGACGTCATGCATACTAGAAAGGCTCTTGGTCAGATTAGCCTTTTTTGTAATATCGTAGTTGTTAGTAAGGCGTGTGTATAGCGCTTCGTAATTAGGATCGTTGATAGCCATCTCACGAATCTTCTCCATCATCTCATCAACATTGCGAGACTTGTGAACATTGTTCATAATAGCCATGTACACCTCTGTAGGGGACAGGAGTTTTACACCATTGATGGAAGACTCAACAGTTTCAAGTTTACCATTCTCTAATCTTCTGGTGACAGGTATGGTTGATAACAGAAGCTTAATTGCTCCATTTGCTTTTCTGAAATTATCCACCTGAGTGGCGTTCTGCCAATCACCTCGTTTAGAAGCATCCTCATCTCTCAACACTGCATTATCGTTTTCATCAAACTCAATGTTGAAAGACTTAAGCTTTTCCTCATGCTTTTCTACAATATCATCCCATTGCTCTGTAACATTCTTCCAAAGACTCAGTGCATTCTTAACTCCTTGTTCAGCCTGTTTTGGAGAAATCTCTTTTTTTGCTACAGCCTTTTCAAGAGTGCCAGCAGTTTGAGCAATAGAACTTTGTACCTCTTCAAGAAGACCATCATATAGTTCTTTCTTGTTTAATTCTGGTACACTGAACAAACTTTCATTTGTGTCAACTAGCTTATAGATAGTTGCATAGGTCATGTGCTGAATGATGTCACCAATATACTCACCTCTGATATTCTTTATACGAAATTCAGCATTGTCAGATATGATGGCATCCTCAATATCAATTAATCCTTCCTTAGCATAAGAAAGAGCATTGTGATAAGGGGCATGTTGCTTGTAGTAGCCTGTGCCTATTTTTTCAAATAGTTTCTCTGTATTATTCTTTGCAGTTTTTCCAGTGAAGAATTGTTTAATAAAGTTCACCAGATCAGCAAATAGCTTCACAATAAAAGGTCTACCATCTTTTGGTTTAGCAGGAATCTTACCTTCTTGTACATAATCTCTGAATTCCTCAGCCAGCTGTTCTTTAATTTGCTGATCTGTGGCTTCAGAGTATTTAACTGTCTGACCTGTAGGTCTGTCTACAAATGAGCCTTGTCTGTTTTTGAACTCACCAATAACAGCCTGACGCTCTGTATTATCTGCAAACATCTTCCACACAGCCTCAAACACCTCATGGTAGATTGTACCCACCTCAGCATTCTCATATACATAAATAGCACCATCTTGGAACATACCCCAAGCCTGAATACCATTTGTAGCTTTCAGAATGTTCTTCACTCTATATACAGGAATGTTGGGGAAATTAGCTTTCAGCCAAGTTTCCACCTTATTCCAATTCTCACCCTCAAACTTCTTAGCTGCATCAACCAGCTTAACACGAAGTGCTGTTCTATTAGGAGTGGAGGCTGCTTGTTTTTTGAAGAGTCTCATCTGAGCATCTGTCATCTCCTCACCAGAAGAATCTTCCACTTCTTCTACAGCATCATCTGTAAGAACAAGTTCCATTCCTGCCTGAGCTTTTTGATTCTTATACTCATTGAGATAGGGAGTGAGGGAAGCGATGATGTTTCCTCTAATTTGTTTCTTAGCCTCTTCAAGAGTTTTACCAGCTTTTTGCAGGGCTTCTAAAGCAGATTGAACATCAGCTTCTTGTAATACTAACAATCCTTTGGGATCGTTTTGTAATAACAACTCTGCATTAGCTGTATAGTTAATTTTCAGACCAGATGGAGAGGTGAATGTATTTCTCACCTTACCTGTTAAATCAGGTTTAGCAGAAGCCTCTTTTTGCTCACCTTCTTTAACTGCTTGTTTAGGAGCACCAGGTGTAATTACTGTAGTGGCTTTCTTAGTAGCTTTAACCTCAGGGATAGTGTAGCTTTGAGCAGCTTCTAACACTGTAAAGTAAATACCTTGTCTATTTACATCATTAGCGCTCTCAAGAGGTCTAATCTGAGTGGTTAATGGTATTTGCTTAGCATCTCTAGCTTTACCATCAGGATCGTTCTTAGAAAGAAGGAACGATTGATAGTTCTTCCAGGTTCTAGATTTGATATCTCCTGTCTCAGGGATTTCCAGAAGTTCTTCATAAGACTCATTCCAGTTACCTTTCTGACCACCACTCACCATTGTAGCATTTACGTTATTGTACATACCTTCCAGGAGAGCAATAATCTTACCTTCATTATCAGCAATTGCTGTAGGTGTGAAAGGTACATTTTCTCCAAGACCAGATATAAACAATTTGATCTCTTTGAATATACCATCAGCATCCACTTGTTCAAACCAGATGCTATTAAATGCTGCAGGCTTTCTGTTACCCTGTGCATCTTGAGGTGTTCCCCAATACACTACAGACTTAAGCCAGTTCAACAAACGTTTAGAGTCTGCTGATTTAGCATTACCATCCTCATACATATTTTTAACCAGACGCTTAATTGCCTGGTATACACTCTTAACCTCTTGTTGGGTGAGCTTTCTATTCTGAAGTTTTACATATCCGTTAGGAGTATCAAGGAATGGAAGTCCTTTAGGATCATTGTATAATGTAGATCCCTTATCTATAGATTTCTGTACAGTGGGAATAAGTACCACTTGTTCTGTTCTCAAATCTCCTTCACGCACGAGCCCAGAATCAGAAACAGCAACAGCAGCATCTTTCACTCTCTCCTCATTACCGTTCTGATCTTTTACGCTAACATATTCAGGTTTACCAAATGATGCCTGCACGTTATATCTAGCAAGTGTTGGGTTCTCAAGAACACCATTTCTCCAAGCTTTGTATTGTTTTTTCAGATCATCCACCACCTCTTGAGGAGTAGATTTTCTGAACATGCTCACCTTCTTACCAGGAGTTTTGCTCCACTTATCATCCCACTCAAGATCTTCTAGAGGGAACATCTGATACACTACATTCTCATAGCTAGCATTTTCTAGTCTCTGACCATTCTCATCTACTAACCAGAAGTCTTCAGCATTGTCTGGATTTTGTTCAACCATTACCAGAGCAATAATCTTAGACTTTTCTACAGGAGGGAAACTAGGATCTTGGTTCTTAACCACATCATCTGTAAACCCTTCCAGTCCAAGTTCTATCTCATTATTAGCTGTAAGATATACACCACGAATATTCTTTCTATTCGGAAGATTTTCTAGATTAGCACCAAACTTATTAGATCTCTCATTACCAGCATTCACTGTAGAGGCTACAACAGCTTTATCATTTTTCTTACGATCAGCTTCGTATTTATCACTAGCCTCAAGGGTAGGTTGGTCAGAAGAAAGAGTTCCAAGAGCAGCTTTTCTGAACTCCTCACTCTTTCTCATTTTGTTCTCTTCCTCAACCTCTTGTTTATATTTATCAGCAACTTCTTGGAATTTAGCCAATATAGTCTCTTTTGCACGAAGCTCTTTCTCAAGCTCTGCTATACCAGTTTGTACTTCCTTGATACTATCGCCAAGTTCTTTTAATGTTCTTTCATTGGGAACAACATCAAGCTCGTCTATATCAGCAAGCTCTCTGTCAAATTCCAATAAGTCATTAAGAAGATTTGGATTAGCCTGGAGATAGGACTGATAATCAGGCCACACTCCCTTAACCTCCATATCTTTATTCAAGAATTGACGGAGGGCTATTGGAGCAACAGGGAGGCTAGGATACTTAGCCTCAAACTTGTTAATTAGATCAAATGCAAAGTCAACAGCATCTTTCAGAGCCTTGTCAACTTTTTCCATCAACTTGGCAGTCTGATTAATGTTGTTACCATTCTCAAGAATCATAGACTCGAGATTGCTAACCTGCTCTTTCAAATCACTCAAGAACTCCTTATTATCTGTAGGAAGCTCATCAATGTTTTGAGCCATATCAGCTACATATGCCAGATTAAATTCAAGTGTATCTCTTTCAGCTTCAAGAGATTCTATCTCAAGACGTAAGTCTTCACGCAATCTAGAAAGCTTATTTGCAGACTTAATTGCTTTATTGGTAGCAGACTTAAACGTGTTCTTTTTAGTCAATTCACCAGCAGCAATCTTCTTCTCCAGCTCAGAGATTTCCTCTGTAATCTTTTCAAACTCACTACGCTTCTTGTTAAGTTTCTCTTGTGTCTTATTTAATTTCTCTGATACGTCATCAAATAAATCACTAAGAATCTTAAGTCTCACCTTTCTCTTAGCTTCAATGCGAGTATCTTTCTCAGAACTGAACTGATCAAGTGCTGCTTTCTGCACAGCAGTGAGGGTACCTATAGGCGTAACCATTGCTTCAGTGAATCCCTGCTTAGGAATAAACTGATCACCAGTCACTTCAATACGAGAGATTTGTCCCTTCTTATTCTTATATACAAAGTTGAGAACACCATCTTTGTGAACATATTCCAATCTACCCTTTACCTTCTTACCCTTTCCAAAGTTGAACTCATAGATGGTATTAGCAGTTTCCATGTAGAACTTAGCTTTCTTATTGTTCAGAGTGTCACTCACTCTTCCCAATTTATAGTCAGCTAATACAGCTTTGGAGACATCTCTAACATTACCGTTAGAATCTTTTATTTTGATTGTACCATCTTCATTCTCACCTAGAATAGTGAGCTTAGGAAAACGATACACCTCGTTACCATTTTTATCAGATTCAAACACCTTACCCAAGAAGTATTCCTGACCAATTTCTAATTCCTCATCACCATCCTTGGTCTTTACAGATACAGTTTCTCCCTGCTCACCTGTAGGAGTTTCACTAACCTCTTTATCAAGATATTTCTCAGGGTTAGTTTTCATTTCATTGAACTCATTGAGGAACAGTTTCCTACGATAGGAGAGTTCAATTACATCATTGAGCTTTTTTACAAGATCATCATAATCAACACTTTGCAGTTTGAGTATGTCCTCAGTGGCTTTATCTAATGCTTCTTGTTTTGGTTTACCACCAATAATTACATCACTTAAAATCTCACTTGTAACTACACCAGCTTGAGCCAGTGGAGCATTCACCTGAGGTATGCGCACGTCATAGTCAGCTATTTTACTAGCTGCATAGATCATCTTATCAATAAGCTTCGGGGGATACTTCTTTGTTCCATCAGCATTCATCTCCCCACCAAATCTCAAATTCATAGACTTGTAGAGCTCTTCTGTATTCTTTGCAGAAGCTTCTATTTGACCAAGTCTTTCCTGATAGCTATCAACAGTATCATTGATGTTAGCAAGTCCTTGTTCCTTAAGAGCAGCCAAACCACCTTGTGTAAGTCCTTCTCTCTTAAGTTCTTGCAGATCATCCATGATGAGATCAAATCTACCATATTTGATACGAGGGGCTAAGTAGTTATGCAGTAGATCTGCTTTCAAATCTTTAGCCTCCAACTCATCACCATTAATTACAGCATCTTGTTGTTGCTGCTGTAACACTACACCTCTGTTTACAGCATCAAGTTTTTCCTTGAAAGCTTCTTTAAATGTAGGTGCATTATTTAAACCTGATATTAAAGCCTGAGTGTTATTACTTATAGCCTTAGATTCTTTGAACTGACCTACAGATTGCATTAGTCCTCCAGTGATACCACCGAGAACCAAACTTTCCATACCCTCTTTAGATACCAAAGCACCTTTTCCTTCCCCCTTCTCATCTCTACCCACAAATCCATACAAGAAGCCATCAACCCAAGCATTTGCATCTTGTCCTTGGTATGCCTTACTAAAATAGTTTTGTGTACCAACCTGAAGAGCATATTGTCCCAATTCCTGACCAGCTTCTTTAGGATCAAACACATATCTGCCCACTCTAGCCTTTTCCCAAATCTTAGCAAAGTTACTGGTGGTTTCTTTTGCTATCCATTTACCCTCTTTCAATATGACATCATCTGCCTTTCCAAGCAGACTGTTTGCAGCCTGTTTGCTAGACTTGTACGTAGAACCAGCCAAGTAGGGAAGTTGTACATATTCTGTAGCACTTAGGAGAGCAAGGTTTCCAAAGAATGATGCTTTACCTACATCCTCAGCAGATTCATTAATTGCATCAAGTTCTGCTCCTGTAGGATCTTGCCCACCGTTCTCATTTCTAAATTTCTGGATCAGATTGTTTCTGTGCTCTGTAGCAGTTTGAAGGGCTTCAAATGAAGCTTCACCTGCAGAAGAATAAGCAGCAATAGCTGTTCTTCTTCCAACATCATTTATGTTAGCAAAGAAATTAGCATCTTTTGCTATTTCACCAATACGTGAAGCTTTAGATGTTAGGTCAGCAATAGAAGAAATTTCTCTTTCTAGTACAGCAGCTGTTTCAATATTTTTACCAGCAGAAAAAGCCCTAGCTGTATTTCTCAGTAGGGGTGTAAAAAGTTTAAATGCTTGAGAAGTTTCAGCAGCTGTGGCAGCAGCAACTGTTGTTGCAGCTTCACCAATAGCAGCACCTGCTATTCTTAAACCAGCATTAGCAATATTACCACTTACCATAGCACCTACAGCAAAGCCTGAGTTCTTGATAAGTTTATCAAATAAAAAGTTTGTTCTCCACCAGTTGTCAGGAGAATACCATTTAGCATCTCTTTCAACGTTGGTGTAATAGTTTGGAAGAAACTCTTGGTCCACTTTATTGTTCCAAGCATCCAAATCTCTCATTATATTATTGTCCCATATATCAGCCAGTCTTCCTGTAAAAGGAGATTTAGCTAATCCATAGAGCATACCAAATCCACCAGCAACTGTAGTGCCTACAAGGTTTACACCCTTCAAAAGACCGTTTGCTGCCTTATCCCAATTAGACTGGGCATAAGCTTTTTGATCCTCAATATCTATAATATCAGGACTATAGGTGGCATATCTTCTATTTTCATACAGTTCTTTAGCACTAACTGTAGGAGCCATAGGAGTGACAACAGGTCCTTCACCAAAGAATCTCTCAGTGGCACTAAGAGGCCTTCCACCTAGAGAATAATCTGCAGGACCAACATTAAGTCTATTTGCAGGATTATCTAGCTGAGGGAGGGCCTGATCAGTATTAAGTAGAATCGGGTTTAGATTTCTGTCAAACTCTGGCATAATAAGATGTGGTTAATAGTCTAATGTAGAGAAATCAAAGCTAGGATAGCTTTCTTTTAAAAGAGTAAGAAAACTTGCATCTGTGAGACTGTTCATTTGTTTCTTACCTTGTTCATATCCAACTCTCTGAAGTTGATCTTGACCAGAAATTTCAAAAGGCTGCCATCCTCCATCTTTTCTCTTAACGTAAAATGTTGGGTAGAACAAGCCTGAACTTCCAGCTTCTTGTATCAAATCACCTTTCACTTGTAGCTTTCTAATTCCAGGGAAATCACCAAAGGTCTGTTGCATCACTGCACGATTGGGGTTCTTTGTAATGTTTGTACCAGAACCACCACTAAGTCTAATCACCTTAGAATCTTGGGTAAGACTGTCTATGTAATCAGCACCAATATATCTAGCTACATCTGAACCACTCATTTTCAATCTTTGAATATTAGTGGGATCTTGTTCATTTTTTATAAGCACTTCAAACTTATCACCATCTTGTTGAATAAATACTCTTGTGTCTTTATTCCTCTTTTCAGATAAGAAATCTGATGCAGTTGTTGTATTAAATTTATCATCAGCCTGAATACTCTTAGCATCATTTGCTGAAATGAACGCACTAAGGTTATTTATCACTCTAGGTGGAACCTCAGATTTATTTCCTGTTCTTACAGCTATAATTGTTGGAACAAGTTCATTAGCAACTGGAGCAAGGATATTTTTGTAATTTCTATTGTAAATGCTTTGATAATTATTTTCAAAATTTCCATGCTTGCCATAATAAGCACTCACTTCTTTTAGCGCACTTCTCATTTCACTACCACCTGCAACATCTGTACCAAAAGCATTCTTTTTAATTTGAATACTTATAGGTTTACCTCCTGCTTCAGGAACATTATTAAATGTCACTCGGATATCCCCAAGAGGAGCCTTGTCTACACTAAGAGATGCTCTACCAGATTTAATATCTTCTATTAATTGCTGTGAAGTTCTTGAGAACTTAATATATTTCCCCTGACCTGTATTAGGATCTCTACCAGCGTATTGAGTGAAAGTTATTGGCTTTCCATTATTAATAGCTGCTAAATCTGCTGTTCTTCCAGCAATTTGACCTTTAATAGCAGGATCATTTAATGTAGCTGCTTGTGCGGAAGCTTTAGCATTATCATCCATTTCTTGAACAGATGTTAACACATTCTCCTGTCTCAATATCTCTTGAACTGTTTTGATTGCCCAGGCAGGTGCTGACTTAGCTTTAGCACCATTTTTTCTGTAATCATCCAAGATGGAATTAATTTGAGCATCTGTAAGACCTCTTTGTTTTAGCTCAGCTTTACCACCATTGATTTTTTCACTCACCTCATTAGCAAAGCCAAGAATAATCCCATCAGCATTGTTTGCAATGTCTGTAGGATTACCAACAGGAACTCTTGTGTCTGTAGGAACCAAACCAAGCTCAATCTTTTTAAGAGCAATTTCGTCTGCCTTCAAACCAATTTCTATATCTTTTCTTTTCAGATTTTCAGCAAACTCATAACGCTGTCTATTTTCTGTAGCCCATTTAAGAGTCATTTCTGATCTCCAGTTTTCTTGCTTTTTGAGGGGGCTGTCTACATACTGCATTTCTTGGTTCTTCCAAGAAAACGCATTTGCAAACTCACTCACATATCCATCTCTATAAATAGAATACTTAACATCATCAGGATTGGTTCTAGCCAGATCAACATTAGTTCTAAGCTCATTGTCTAATATGCCTGATTTACCATCTTTTCCAAGTTGGTCTTCGTAAAACTGAATTCTTTTATCCAGATCAGCAATTAGTGTAGGATCTGTAGCAATTGTTCTTTTCTGTCTAGTGGCATCTAATTCAGACTCATATCTAGCTTTTTTTCCAACATACAAAAGCTCAGCCCTCTTTTCCAACTGGTCTGGTGTCACCCCTCTAAACTGATATCTTGCGTCTATTCTAAGTTGATTCCAGTCATCAGGAGTGAATGCTGCTGATATAGCTTGTTGAATCTGAGATTCATCAATGCCCTCAATCTTATAACGCTGCATAGCATCTGCAATAATTGCAGTGTTAATCTTACCATCTTTCACCTCAAAAGGAATATCATATGCCTGGAGCTTAGGATGAAGGGCTTTGATAGCCTCTAGTGCTACCTTCTTAGTATCTTTAAATTGGGTGTATCTATCTCTAAAAACTTCACCAATTTTATCAGAATTTAACCAATTTGCAGTCTTCTCATTAAAGTCATAAATATTTGCTTGTGAGGACTTTCCGCTCTTTATAGCTTCCTCCATCAAGGCGTTCTGTTTTTTATACCAAGCAGTAGAACTTACAGCATTTTGAATATCCTCATCTTTCCCAATTTGTTTAGCCATTCCACTAACAGAATTAACTAATTGGAAATTAGAAAAGTCTCCACCAGCAACTATCTTCAGATCATTACCAAGCTGATTCAACTTGGACTGAAGATACTGCTTATCCACATCTTTTGCAATATCTAGCCCAGCAACATTGTCTATCTGAGCCTGAATTTTCTGCACGCCAGCATCATATTGGGCTTGCTTTTGCATGCCCACCTTCACCATAGCATCTATAGGAAGCTGCTTGATGTAGGGGTTAAACTGGGGGATTATATCGGTAAATGAAGCCATGGGATATTAAGTTACAAATGTAATATGAAATATTAGAATTTCCAAGAGTTCTAACGAGTTTTGGTAATTCGCTATAACTGAGTTAGTTAGATGTTTTTTAAGTTTTTTACAATAGAACCATTTCTAGCTGTTTCATCCTTACTTGTCTTTCTAGTTCCGATGATATTTCCATTAGCATCATATGTGAACTCATAGCCTGGAGCAAGACCGCCTGTTCTACTTGAAGCAGTTGATCCTCCCACAGTGGTATCAAATTGTTGCAAAGGATTCATGTTGATAGCTCTGAAACGAGGGTCATAGCGGTAGTTGTACATGTTCTCATATACAGCTAATGTCCTGTTATCCAGCTTGTTCTGAGCATATTTGCTAGTAATAGAGTTTAGGGCAGCCTGTGTTGTAGCTTTGGTATTAGACAAAGCTTGAGCCTGTCTAGCATACTGCTGATCCAAAATACCCAGATTCTGAAGCTTAGCTTGATTCAGGATGTTTCTGTTCTCACCATACACTCTGTCTTTCTGAGCCTGGTTTAGTCTAAACTGTTCAGCAAGCACTCTTTGGTTAGCCTTATATTTCTGAGAATTGAGCTGAGAAAGGGCTGCTGGTTGATATCCCACCAGTCTTTGTGTAGCATTGTAATCAGCCTGATTCTCATTCAGCATGTCCTGCAAAGAGATGTCATAGGGAATACCTAGCTCAGGCGTAAACTTCTGAGCCTGAACAGGTTCCACCTGATTATTAGCCAAAGCATACATCTCACCCATAAGTTGCGTAGGATCAAGTTCCTCAGCATCAGAAGGTCTCAGGTAGGGAAGCACCTGATTAAAAATGTCCATGAATGCATTCCTCTTATTAGGAACGATGGTAGGTTTTTTTAACAGTCCTTCGAAATTTGGTTGTTTGGGTGTTGGGAGTGTAATTGGTGGAAGTCCTTTGTAAGCTCTACCAAGATCAATTCTCTGCATTCTTCCTTTTGGTGTAGCTTCATCATACAACCCTTTTGCACTAGCAGTTTGCTCACCAAAAGCATCATCCTCTCTCAAACGAGCACTACTTCCAATCTCTTTTGCCCTTCTATTAAATTCTGTTTGGAATTTTTTAGTGTCTCCTTTTTTACCAGGATTAAAGCTGTCCCAATCATACCAAGGGTTTCTGGTTTTCATTTCTTCAAACTGCTCTTGTGTAACACTACCCCAGAAACTCCCACTCTTTTTTTGTCCTTTAGGAACATTTGGAAGTGCTTCCAGTTTAGAGAGTTTCTTTCCATCCTGAGCTTTAGAGATTTTAGCACCTCTTTCAGCTTTTACATCCCCTTCATCTGTAATGTCTACAAGCCCTTCTTCTTCTTTTGTGTCATTGATTGCATTCTGAAGAGCAGCAAGATCCTCTGTTTGGTCAGCATATTTCATTAGCTTTTGATTAGCTCCTAGAATTCTCATTTGTTCTGTACCAAGAGCAAGTTTATCAAAAGAAGACTCAACATCCAATGAGTTAATCTTATTAGTTGCATCTTCAATTATCTTGTTCTGTTTATTTGTTTTATCACCTATTAACCTCATAGCATTTTTAAATTTCATACCAGCTATGTCTTTATTATCAATCTTTGGATTATCTAATAGACTTGCTAATCCTTTGGTGATGTTAATGTTTCCAAACACTGTAAGATTTTGATCTCCTGTACTACCATCCCTAAGTTTAACCATAGGTTCTCTTCTCTCTATCTCTACAGGATTTCCACCAAAGTCAATACCAATGCCTGTATTACCTTTTCCATCAGACTCATCGTGAGATTGTCCAAAACCTTCCAATTGCATACCATCCCCTGGTAGGAAAGGATTTTGTGCTGTAGGTTCTACATATCCACCCCAATATACATTAATGTCTCCACCATCTTGCATCATAGGTCTTTCTGTAGACATAGCTGCTTCACTAGGAGGAGTGTAAGCTTTTAGATGACCACCAGCTCTCAACATATCTGCATCATGAGGGGGCTTTAGAAGATCAGACACTTTGTGCTCTCCAAAGGTGGTGATCACCTGTGGCTGCCATGTATGGCTAACCCACTCATATTCAGAGGTTTCTCCACCATTTTGTTGTTGAATAGGAACAACTTGCTGTATTGCAGATTGTCTCATTGGAAATCCTTCTTTCCAAGCATCGTAATATCCCTGTCCACTTCCATATCCTTTTTGCATTGTTTGCATAAGTTGAGGAAGTGTGAGAGTTTTGTAGTCAAGATTGGGATCTGTTCTTCTAAGAACATTTCGCATCAGATAATCAGGGTTATTACGAACCTTGTTAAGTTCTTTATTTGCTAATGTATAAAGAAGTCTGTCTTTAGCTAGTTCAGGATTCTGTGTTGCAAATGTTTGATAGGCAGCTTCAAAATCTTTCTTCTTAATCTTATCACCATATCCTGTAAATCCCTCACTCAGATAGTCAGCCATCCTTTGAGCGTTTTGTCTTGCAATTTCTTTATTATCTCTAGCAACTTCTCTATCCCATGCAGCATTTGCGCTAGCATCAACTTTACTCTGTGCTCTATCAGCTCTATTTCGAGCTTCTTCAGCTTTACACTTGCCATCTTTCTTGGTGAGATCTTTGCCATCTTGAGCCTTAATAATTCCACCATCTTCCATGTATGCTCTATTCTGATTTTGGAATCCAATTCCTGCAGTTGCTCCCACAGTGTTCCAGATATTCTTATTTGCTTCTTCTCTGAATTGCTTTATCTTCGCAGGGTTCTTATCAAGAATACCACCCAGAACACCTCCTACAAATCCACCAACAGGACCAAAGATACCACCAATAGAAGAACCTATTTGTCCTCCACCACTAGGTTCAAATCCTCCACCACCTAGCAGATTTCCAAGATTACCACCATAAGGTCCTACAGCACTCATCACATCACCAAATCCACCAGTGGTTCCAAAACCTTGTGCCTTGTCAATAAAATCACCAAAACCAGCTTTTGAAAGCTTTCCTCCTGCATAATAGGATTTCATTTTATCTGTATCATTCAAAGGCTCATATCCAAGATCTGTATAGATGGTGCCAGGATTGTACATGTTCTGAATCTCTGTAGGATTGCCACCAATCTGATTGATTACAGCACCATCTTGAGCAAGTACATTTGTACCTACACCATATGTAGGGAACATTTGTTCTGGCTGAATGATAACATCCTCAGGTCTAACGTATTGTCTTTTAATAGCTTCTGGTCTTGTGCCAGCAGCTTTTGCTTGTACACCTGTTAATTGTCTAGACTGATCAGCTCTTCTTTTTTCTTCTCTTTCTTCTTTGAGCATTCCAATCCCCTTGATAATACCGCCTGCTACAGGAATGAGGGATGTAGGGTCAAATTTCTTTTTTGCTACAGCTCCTACCCCAGATGTTCCTCTTGTATCAGAAGCTTGATAAGGAGTGCCGCCAATATTATTTTGCCAGTTGAACTCACCACCAATTGCAGGACCTCCACCAAGCTGAGGACCTTGCCCTAGCCCAAGAATATCACCAACTTGTGCTTTCTTGATCTTCTTACCTTTCTTACCAGTCGCATTCTCTTTACCCACTCCTTCCAACGCAGATCCAATTGCATCAACTGTACTTGGTTCACTTTCTTTCTGACCAGCTTCTGATAAATACGAATAGTACTCTTGTAATGCACCAATGTCCATTGGGATAAATGGCTGTGGATTAGCTTGTTTACTAATGTATGTGCCAATCTGGGCTTTTTTAAACTCCTTACCATGAGCTTTCATAAAAGCTTCCTCTGTAGGATACTTCTTGTAGAATTCCTTTTCAGATTTAACACCAGCGATTTTGAGCATTTTTGCTTTCATATTATTGATATTTATCAAGCCAGCCATTCTTGGCTTTTTGAGGTTTATTATAATTAGTAAAATTAAGAAGATTATCTAGTTTCTCCAAGGGGTACTCATCAGCTCTATTTACACTTTTGCCATCTCTTGCTGTGAAATATTCTCTTGGATATTCCACCACCTTGGTTCCATTGAAAGTGTAATTTTTGCCAGGATACATCATCTGTGTATCTCCTGTATCAGACACTCCAAGGAGAGGTTCTAATACACCTTCCATGGTGATTTTATTAGAATTGATTTCAACAGGCTTTCCCCAGTTTTGAGGATTCCAATAGCCCTCATTATCTTTTACAATCTCACCACCTTCTTCAAACTTATCCAACCATCCTCCATTCCTACTAATGTTTCTAGGAGTCCAATCTAGTCCATGTTGGTAGAAGGACATTTCCTGACCATTCTGGGCTGTAGGAATTCCTTCTTGTGGAGCTTTTGATATGCTGTTCAACATATCTACAATCTCATCCTCACTATACAAATGTAAAAGAGCATCTTTTGATGGTGATTGATCTCCACTAATTTTTCTAAACTTATCAACAGTTATTTTTTCTGTAAAAGGATCATAGATACCTTGTGTTTTTCCTACATATCTAAGTTCATTGAGAAACTGTCTAGTTTCTTTAGGATTACTCAGATACTTATTGTATTCATCAAGGGTTTTGTTTTCTGTATATTTTTTTATTTTCTCTTTATCAGAAGCTGGTATATAATCTCTTGTATCAAACTTCTTTAAATCAGAAGCAGAAAGTTTTCCTGGAACAAAAGGAGCATCAGTTAAATGTCCAAGCTCATGAGCAAGTGTACTTTCATATCTTGCAGTTCCTGGCTTGAATTGTTTATTTATTAATACATCCCAACCTGTAATCGTTGGTTCCATTATTTGTTTAGCTTTTCTAACAGCATCTTTATCTTTTGGATTTGCAGCTGCATATCTCAGAGCACTGGTCATTTCTTCCAACTCTTTGGAAGTTGCAGTTAGAGGGGTTCTTACACGATATCTTCTTTCTCCACCAACTGTAGGATCTTCAAAGTTTGTTGGTACTACTGAATATGGCAAACTATAACTCTTTGTTCTTCCTTGAGATATTCTTTCAAGTTCTGGACCTTGAACACTCGTCTCAAGCATTTGTTTGTACATTGGAGAGTTCATCCATTGCTCATAGTAATCTTTTCCAGTCATTAATCCATCCTGTGCACTAGGTAATGTCTCTGTAACACCGCCAAACTTAGATTTTTTAGGTAAACATTCCTGCACCTCATAATTAAACTCATAACCTGGAGGACAGGTGGCTGTATTGTTTGAGGGTTTTGAGGAATTAACTGCTCTAAATTTGGTATAGGTTGGTAAAGACTGAATGTATTGCTTAGCTTGTTTTTTAGATAAGCCTTTGTAATTTCTTAACCAATCTGTTGCAACCTCTTTTGCTCTAGACTCTGTTATTGGTTTATTTTTAAAGTCTGCAGTGTAGAAATCATCATCACTAATTTCTGGACTTTGAGCAGAACTTTGAGCTATACCAAAACCTCTCATGTAGGACTCATCAACAGCATCTGTAATTGAACCAGCTGCAAAAGGCAATTTAGATCTTACAGCTTCTTCATAATATGCACCACTGGTTCTTGGATCTATTTCTGTTCTGACAAATCTTTTAGCTTGTCTCCAAGCTTTTCCTCTTTTGTCAGGATTCTGAAGCATGTTGTACTTGTACATATCAGCAAGTACATTATTTCTCATTTCTTCTCTTGTACTTGCTTGATTGCGTAATTCTGGATAACTGGTACCAAATTGAGGATCAATTATAAATCTATCTATATTCCAATGCTTTTTCCCTTCAAATGGTACAGAGGTTGGGTATTGAAATCCTTCTAATCCAGGCTCTCCTATTGCTCCAGCATAGTTAGAAAGAAAGTTAACTTGTCTAGGATCAGTGGGCATCTGTGTAAGCCTACGTATATCTCTTTTTGAAGTGTACGGAGTTACAGTTCTCTTCAACGTGTACGCTTCTCTAGAACCTGATGGATTATGTGTATATGTTACTTCTTCACCATCTTGTGCACTAGGAAGAGTTTTCTTAGCATAAGGACCTTCTGAAGGAGCAGCCCCAGCTGTACGTGCGTATGTGAATCCTACAGCACCAGGAATACTTCCACCCATTGCAAACTGCCCTGTAGCAGATCCATAATCTTTTCCTTCCTGGGAACTAGCTCCTCTTTGTTGTTCTACAAATGTTTTCCAGCTGCTTCTGTCAGGGAAATACATTGTCTTCTGAACATCCTTATCAAATGTGGGATAGGTATAGCTGTATTTAGTGGGCTTAGACATATCCACTCTTGCCTGTTCAAATGTAGGTTGAGCTATAGAAGGTCTAACATCAGTGAGTTCAATGTTAGGAAGATCAACACTAAGGCTTGGTTTTTCAAGTATGGGTTTTTTGTATACGACAGGTTGTACAGGTTTTTTATAAATAGGACTATTAGCAGTGCCATCAAAATAAGTACCAATAGCTCTAATCTTATCACTAATTACATCTGGAGAAGAATGATACATTATTTGATTAGGTCCAAATCCCAAACTCTCATAATAATCTATTAACTTTTTATCTTCTCGTCTAGATGTAAAATCATTAAAACCTTTTTTAAACTGATCTTTTTCGCTTTGAAAATCTTCAGATATTGGACCAACCTCCTCTAACCCTTTAACAATCTTCTTAACTCTTCCTTTTTTAAGTTCATCTGTAGTCCATTTAAACTTATAATCACTTGGTCCACTACCAGGTCCCATTAACTTATCCTGCATTTGATAAGCTTTGTACAAATTCAAACTATCCTGATAGTTTCTTAATCTAGGATCTTGAGGGTCTGATGTATAGATGGGTTGTCTGGTTCCTTTTTGAGCCATGGGAACTGTTTGATCAGCTCCAGCCATAGGAGGCATCAAATTACCACCATTCTGAAACTGTCCACCCCATGCAGGACTATAGTTACGTCCTTGAATGTTATATCCTTGTCCTACAAATCCTGGAGGAAGAGTTACCTCAGGATAGTTAGCATTAGGTTTCTTTCCGTAATTATCGTGAGTCTTTTGTTTTAAAACTAGTCCTCCTTGTTCATATTTGTCTAACCACCCACCATTTTTCATAGTGTTATCCTTTCCACAGATATGGCATACGTTCATGTCTTTCTTGCTGGAATCTGATTTATTCCAGGAATGTCCACATGTACATGTAATCTTATTAGCCATTTTACTTGTAAGAAATTTGAGCAGGTGTAATAATGAATTGGGAAACTAAGTGTGCTGTGGAACTATTGTCCAGAATGTGTCTCACCTTCAGATCTTTAGCTCTTAGGGGCTCTTTCTTGAAAGAACGCTTGCCATAGTCCATATTTGCCTGGTTGACAAATTTGTCCAAAGATAGTGATTCACAAGTAGTTATGAACAATGGGATGGATTTATTTTTTACCAAAGACCAGAAGATGTTATACTGATAGAAGTTATCACTCTTTGTATAGATGATTGTCTTACTCTCAGCGTTGTATATTGGATATTTTAAGTATTCACTTAGGTTGTTAATTGGCTTGGGAACAAGCTCAAGTACACCCGTTGACTGTTGTCCATTATACAGAACAGCCTTGTTGAACCACTGGTTATCCACTTCAATCCTATTGTTGTCATTAAATACACCAGTACCATCAATAAGATAATTGTAAGCTTTGGTGTAATCTTTTACATTCTGTAAGATTTCATCATAGAACTGGTATGAAAAAGGATACTCGATGATGTAAGGCTCCACCACACCATAAAAGTAGTTATAGTTCACTACATCAGTCAAGTGTCTCCACAAGCAAGCCTGCTTAGAAGGAGTGAATGTAAGAATAACTTGCTGAGAAGGTATAATTTCACTAATAGGGAAGTTGATTGTCTTTTTGCACAAGCCTTTGGACTTGATAACAATAACACTGACAAGATCATCCACAGAGTAACTAACCCCTGAAATCAGTACGCTTCTAGGCACATCTATGGCCAGAACATTTCCGAGATTATCAGAAATATCAAACGGACCACTTCTAGAAGAGGCTTTGGTTAACTTTATGAATATTACTTTAGACATTTACTTATGTTATGGAAGTTCATCAACGGTTACTGTAATACTGTGATTGCTATCTAGGAAGTAACTTTTAATAGATGTTGCAAATATGTCTATTGCAAAAGGAACACTAATGGTCTCTCCAGTGCTACCATCATTGGCAGTTCCTGAGATGGTAATTGTGTATGCTTGTGTCACCACTAAACCACGTACAGTTATATTACAGTATCCAGCAATATTTGATTGAGTGATAGGACCAGCCTGACCAGTATTTATTACCACCTGAATTGGTGTACCTGATCCAGGAGCATATAAGCAATTACCCAAGTCTGCTGTATATTCGTTAGTTGTAGGATCTCCAGCCCCTCTTTGAATTATCATGTCACCATCACCAATTGTAGGCTCAGTTACCACTGTGAAACAATCATTTGCACTTAAAGAAGGCAGAGGTTCAAATATTGTTTCTCCAACAATGCAAGTGAAAGGATCAACAGGATTAGACGAGTATGGGAAGTAGTCAATAAAATAAGCAAACTCTGTAGTTCCTGCTCCAATCAGATATGGAGTGCCACCAACTGTGACAGGGTAGTTATTGATAGTGGTAGCCAAAGGTGTTGTCAAACCTGCATCTGAGAAGAACGCAATCCACACAGACTTAGACTGAGAAGGTTCAACCACTGGATTATCATCACAGATAATTGTAGATGATGTATCCACCTCTCCTTGAGACCAGAACAATGCTGCATAAGCAGGTTCAGGGAATCCCGCTGAGGGACATAGAGAAATAGTGGTAGTTGTAGTGGTTGTAGGTACACATGTACCATCTTCTGTAATTGTAAATCCACTAACCAAAGGATCAATTACAGTTCCCTCGCAAGCACATATCACTTGTGATTCTCCAGCTGGTACAAGTATGTCAGTGTCTTGTTGAGCTCCACACTCATAATATGCAACAAAAACATTTACCTCAGAGTTGTTTTCTAACAAATAGTTGTAACACACCTCACAAGGGAATAGTGTAGTTGTAGTGGTGGTTGTAGGTGTAATATCACAAGCAACACCCAGAAGGTTACAGCAGTATTCTACAGCCTCACCTTCAAGATCACATCCTACAAACAAAGTGGTAGTGGTGCTAGTTGTACTAGTGCTAGTTGTAGTAGTTGATGATGTAGTTGTGGTGGTGGTGGAAGGCTCAGGAAGAACCTCAGCTACAACAGCTTCAAAATCACTGCAACAGTCATTCAATCCAGAATAGAAGAAGTTATTCTCAGCTATGTAGAAGTTGGGAATATAGCTATGGAAGCTAATCCAACTTTGAGTGTTCATGTTGAATGAGAGTGTCCAAGACTTATTGCAGAAATATTCCACATCTGTCAAGTACACCTGTGTTCTAATCACCTGACCGTTGAAAAGCTTCTCAAGATAGAAGTTTTTGGTAACATCGTCATATTTAATATCCTTGTTTCTCGGAATATAGTCAAGCTTAGTGATGATCACACGATCATACTTACTATCAAATACACCATGTAAACCAAGCCCATTAAAATGATTATCTGTATCAGCATTTGGAAAATATCTCAAGATTTCAAATGCTAGATGGTCTGTAAAGAACCTGTTCATTCCAGATCCAAATGCAGACAAGTCAGTTGCTTGGTTGCCATTCAGAAGGAATACTTGACCTCTCTTAGCATCTATGGTGATTTGTCCTTGAGGAATCTTAAGAAGCATTTTGTTCTGGCTTCCTACATAACCAAGATCAGTTTCAGCAAAATCTACAGGAGGAGCTGATCTAAACAATGTATCATTGCCCAAATAAGCAGCTTGAGGATTGCTAGTTTGAACAGTGAGCAACGTGTTGTATAACAAGCTCTTATTTTCAAATCTAGCCAGAACAGCCTTATTTTGAATACCATCCAGAGAGATAAGATCTCCGTAGTTCTGTGGGAAATCATAGAATGATATAGCTCTATATGTGAGCCAGTTGTTCACTCTGTTATCAGCATTTGCTTCCTGACTATCAGAATACACTGCTCTGAAAGGATAGTAGGTGTAGCAGAGCTGAGAGGTCCAGTCAGCAGGTAAGTGTGTAAATGTATTCTCTCTGTTCTGTTTAGAGAAAGTTACATTGTAGTAATAGGTGTTATCATTAGCAATAGAAACATTGCTCTCCTGAACCCAATCATCAGGAATTCCTGTAGTTACATGTGGCCAGAAGTCACCTTCTTTATTATTAAATGCTTGACGAAGATCCACATTGTAAGAACTCTCACAATAGAAATTAGGAACACCATAAGCAAACAGGTACATCTTACCATCATAGAAAGTTCTACCAGGGCTTGTTGTAGGGGTTTGACTATTTGGACAATCCAGGTTGTGAGCCTTGATTGATATAAAGTTCTTAAGAGTGACAGTATTTACACTAGCATCTGTAAGGACAGAACGTGCTGAGTACCAATATGTTGGATAGGCTACATTACCAATCTCATCGTAGTAGATATCACTATCATCAGGAGCCCCTACACGATTGTCAATGAAGAAAGGAAGCTTAGTCTTAAATGTAAATCTGCTGATGAACGTATCTCCACCAAACACTGTGTCAAATACAGAAGATGCAAAAGGAGTGATGTCTCTTTGGAATCCTGTATCCACTGTGTCATAAGAATAAATCTGTCCCCATTGACTAACACTAATGTTTTTCAAAGAGGCATAGTAGCAAACTGTACTGATGTGTGTATCTCTACCAGGCTTGTTACAATCTCCTCTACTATCAGACAGAACAAATCTAGAATCATCTGTTACCAAGCTTGTTCCACTAGGGGCAATGCTAGGAGTTTGATCTGGGAAAGCTAGAGCAGGTGTGTTAATTACAACATTGTTTGTATTAGAACCTGTAACTGAAACAGTGTACGTAGTGTTTCCAGAGGTTAGCTCAGGATAGGTGTAAGAGCTTATTGTAGAACAGTTTCCTGCAGTGAGGGTTAAAGTGGAGGTAGTTCCAGTGGTAATATCTGTATAACTAAATACCTGTGTGTTAGGTAAGATGTTAACGTTACAGATTCTGTACGTATTGTACACTCTTTGGAAGGTTCCAGACTTATCTACAGTTTTCAGGAATACGGAAGACTCTCTCTGCCAGTTATTTACACTAATGCCATCAACATCCCCAACACCTTGCACTGCAGGAATCAGGTATGTGGCAATATCAATCTCTCTTTGTTTAATTCCTAAATAGCCATCATTTCCAATTACATTATTGTTGATGTTTGAGCTATAGTCGTAGCTAGCTATAGAGTTGAAAGACCAGGCATAGTTACGTCTGGTGATACCATTAATGTAAATGGTCAGATAGGCTTGGTATGCAGCGAACAGAGCTACAGCATTGTAGTCTGTAGTGATGTCAGCAATATCATTTGCAGAAACAAGAGCATCTTGTTGTGCCTCCTTACTAATCATTTTGTAAAGAGCATTCTTGTTCACTTGTGTGAAGTGTGCTTTACCAGCCCCATAGATAACATTCTCTAGTTTGAGAATATTTCCAAGGAACGGTTGTCCAAAAGATGTCTCAGGAGAATTGAACACCTGTCTGTACTGAGAAGCATTTGTAGAAAATCCATCTAAGGATTTAGGAGCACATATCTCGTAACCAGTAGATCCTATTTCTTCAATAGTGTAATTTCCATCACCACTTGCATAAAGAGGGGGAGTGATTGAGTTTACAATTCTAACTCGTCCTACATCTTGACCAGTAACTGGATCATATATACTTGCATAAACTTGTCTTTCTGTAAGAGCTGTGTTACAGCACAAGTCTGCAGGGTTCTGAATACAGTAGTCACACCAGCTGCTATAACCGATAGGTGTAGGAACAGGAAGACATACATCTTGAGGAGGGTAGAATGTAAAGTAAGCTCCTCTTGCTGTAATTTTATAAGTCTTATATGTATTAGACGTAACACATGCGTTTCCAATAATAGTAGGTTTTGGAAAATCTAGTGCACAAACATCTACAGTTTCACCAGCATTAATTTGTAATGTAGCAATTGTATTAGTGAAACAGTCTGTATATTGTACTGTTGTATCACCCACTGCTTCAATGGTAAAATTTCTACAAAACATACCAGCAGCGACATCATTGTTTGCTGTATAAGCATTGCTCTTATCTAATAGAAAAGGGTCCTTGTTAATGTCATTATAAGGATAGTTTGGATAGTAGTATTCTGTACCCTCTCTTTCATACTTACCTACATTTCTCAAAATACCTTTACCAACAATAGACTTATTTGTTCCTCTATCCCCTCTTACAATCTTAAATCCAGCAATTTCATCTTTTTGCTCTTGTGTAAGATTAGAAGAGTTAATAAGAGAAACAACCTGAGAGATATCTAGTTTTACACCTATAGGGAATACAGCATCACTCTGCATCACCATTGCACTAGGAGATGAGAAGATGGCAGATTCAAAAATGGGGCTTACGAGAACATCGGGGAACTTGTGATGTCTAATGGGGGTGCTTGCAAGATCTCCCCATACGTCCTTGTTACAAGGATAGAGTTCTTCAGATTGCCAGTATGCAAACTCACCGAACTCATAAGGGGTGGCATTTCCTATATTGTTTCCTGTAGCAGGACCTACTACAGATGCTGTATTGTATATCTTCCAATAAGGGCTATATCCTGTAGTTCCTATGTAATAATCAGGATCACCAATAAAGTCAGCATTTGTATTGGGAACAGCAACTGTATCATTTCCTGTAATTGCTCTACTAGGAATATGAAAACCGTCTGTTTGTTTACCATTCCTTAAAAGGAATACTATCTCAAATGCATACACCTCATCACGCAAATATCCACGTAAGTTGGTAGCATTTAACTCATCTGAGTAGTTTTCTGAAGCTGGGATTTTGTATGTCTGCCATTGAAGAGTGACTCCATTAGCAATCTGTTGATAGTTAATTCTATCAATAGATGTCAAATTATCCCATACAAGAATATCACGAACAGCTGTAATATCCTGAGCAATTTCGTAATAGGGGTATTTCTCAAAAATATCATCAACTGTAAGACGTACATCAGTTTTATTCTGACCAGTGTAAGTGATGGATCTTTCAGCACCCTCAATAAAATATGTACCAATCAGTTCAACAGATGTAATAGCATTGACTGTTTTAATCACAGCCAGATTAAAGTATTGAAACTGCCCTGTCAAATCCAGATTTGAAACACGCACCTTAATTGACTTACCTACAGCATAATTGAAATTAGGTGTAGTTTTCTGTATATCAGCAATTGGTGTAGGGTTGGTAACAGAGTAGAAAGAAGTGTAAGCGTTCCCAGCAGGATCACAATACTGAATAGCAAATTGATAAGTACCAGCAAGCAGATCCCCACCACTTCTTATATCAACTACATTGAGCTCAGGAATCTCAAAGTTGGGTTGCACCTTGATTTGATTACAATCAAGCTCATTTGTAGGGATTGGATCGCACACACTAGAAGCATCAGACTTTTTGTAAGGGACATTATCTATGTCCATCCATCTTCTAGGATTGAGTCCGTCTGTCCAATAAATCTCTGTGGTGCAATTAGTTATCTTATGGACAGTCTTATGAATAGGATAGTTAATATTAAAATTGAGACATGGAGCATTTACCAGGGTTTGGTAGATACAATCATTGTTAAACATATATCCAATCTCAGAAGCCCCTGTATCAGGATTTGCTAAGTAGAAGATATGCTTATCTCTTTCAGGAATAGAGTGTTCACCAATGAGTTGATACCCATCAGGAAAGTTTAGGCAAAACTCATTCCCTGGCTCATTCTGATAGTTAACAGAACTAGCATCAAAGTTTTCGACAGCAGCATTCAATGCATACGTGAGCTTACCCTTGGAGATCTGATTTACGGTCTGATCTAGGTTTAAGCCAGTAGTAGCATTGTTATACTCTACCTTAATATTACCCTGATTAGTTGTTTCTTCTCCAGCCATATCTGTTTGTTCTATTAGGAAGTTCGTACATGTTAAATCTATTCAGGTCCTGCTTAATTCTTCTCTGCTTGGTCCATGAATCTTGTTTCTTGATTTCAATATCAGCCATGATGAACGCTTCTTCTGAAAGTTGCTTGTAATAAGCAAGCTTTTGTTGTAGCTGGTTAAAGGTCTCATCGTTGGTCTGATTAGTGAGGGTTTCCATCACTTTGAACTTGATGAAAGCCTCAATGTATTCTCTGATACGATAGTTATCAGGAATCATTTGATTTCCACCTGCATCATATTCTGTAGCATAGAAAACCAAATGCACCACACCATTTCTGAAGTTAGTAACGAACTTATTGTCTCTAATGTCAAATGAGTCATATCCAGCAGATCCTGGAGTGAACTCATGTATAGGAGGAGCCTGTTGATAAAACTCCCAATTATTAGTATAATCTACGCCACAGTTTCTTCTAGCAGAAATATTACCTGGTTGTAGCAGGTATTCTCTTCTATATTGAACTGGTGTAGAGTTATTTGTTTTGTATACAGCCTGGATGATTTCAGGCATACATGTACCATCGCATTGAGGGTTCTGGCAAGTTGGGTTGTTACAAGGTGTACCACCAATTACCAAAGGACTCACTTGAATAGTGGTTCTTGTAGCAGCTTGGGAGTAGAATGAATTGGCTGATTGATAAGGAAATCCATTCACAGCTGTACAAAGCCAAGCCTCTCTTACAGCAAAAAAGTTATCAGGAAGCCTAGCTTCATAATCTGATATGTGTAAGATGTCTTGTGAAATGACATACGTGGTTCTTCCCAACTTTCTCAGACACTTGTCTAAGTAGGTGGGAAACATCAAATCATCTACAGCCCCTGTATCGAAATAGCTTTTAAACTCTTCCTTAACAGTGGAGTAGACAACCTCTGGTGATGTAAAGTTATATTTATAATAGTACGACATAATTTATCTTTTCCATTCTCTATAAATGTGTTGATACTTGTCGTTGGTTTTTAAAAAATGTGACAGTAATCTAGATGTTGTTCTGGAAGGCTTGAAGTACCAAAGTTCTGTGTGTTTAAGTCTAGCAGAGTCTTTGAACCACATCCAGCCAAAGAAATAACCTTCTGTATGAAAATTGAAATTATAGATGCGTTTACCCTTCTCTTTTGTCTTTTTCCAGTCAATTGGAAGATTGACAAACTCTTTTCCATCCACCCCTTTCATCTTCCTTCTCTTTTTCTTATTGATGGAAAACTCACCAAACCCAAAAGGGAGTTTTGCTTTCTCTCCAGTTTCTAGAATATACTCTTTGAATGCTTCATTGTATTCATAGATGATATTCCTCCACTGATCAAAAGAAAGCTTCATTGAAGGATTCTTCTTACAGAAATGATTGTAGTTACTTTTACTGGAACTTCTCCAGTCTATCTTTGTTCGCATATCATCTCAGATTTGGTGCATTTGGTGCTTGACCATCTATACCATCTTCTGTGATGTCTGTTTTAAGTCTGAAATATGTACTGAGTAATTTCTGAGATGTGAGTTCCAACACCTGCTTTTCAAGATAGCCTGGGAGAGCATATTCTCTGTCCAAAGGATTCATACACAGTTGTTCTGTGGTGTATTCAGGAGTGCCACATCCACACTCAGGATACATAATTTCATTTGGAACATCTTCCTCAAAGAATGCTACAAGTCTGATGGCTTTCAACAGAGGATTGTTTACATATAGATAGCCATTAGAAATCCAGTAGTATTCTTCGTTCTTGATAATAGGAAGTTTCAGAAGATTGATATATCTATTGATGGTTATTTCTTTCAACTTCTTACCCTGCCCACTCATAGCGTTAATTGAGTAGACACCTTGAATAACATATTGATAGTTACCTTCAGAAATGCGAGGAAGTTTAAATTTGGTTCTTGCTACACTGCAAGGATCAACATATTCACAACATTCGGAAATAGGAACTTCTACCATCTCCAAACAGGGGATGGTAGTAAAAAGAGTATCCGTAGCCCAGAGCTTTCTGAGATTGGTTTCTCTTTTCACCAGCATGAGGGTGTTGTTCTTTATTTCAGAAGCCACAGCTCTATCTGTAATAAGACTGTCTGTAGATAACAGCTTATGCATAGAGCGTACATCTGAAACTAATTTCCTTAAAGTTGCCATTATAAATACTGTTTGAATATATTCGTCATTCCATCATTGTAATCTAAAAGGAATCCAGTAACTTCTCCTTTTGTTACAGTGTATCCATTTTTATCATCCCAAGAACTCTTGGCTGTAGAGAAAGCTGGAAGTTGATAGAACTTAATACCATTGAAGTCTAGACTCACCTCATGATGTTTATCTCCTGTGAAGATGTAGAAGTTGTCATGATGTGACCATTCTTCTTTATACTCCATTGGAAATAGTCCAGCAAGTTTTGCGGGCTTCAGAGCATCTCCATGGTTGAACATGATTGCTGAGGTTCCGTAACTTACATACTTTCTGTATCTAGGGGAGATATCAAAACTTATACGAGGTTCATTTCTGAAATAAGTTTCTAACCAGCTAGCTAGGTGCCAGCCTACAAACTCATCATGATTACCTGCTACAAAGATCACTTCAATCTCATCTCCTTTCTGAAGAAGAAGGTTAATTACATTCACCTCATGATCACAAATGGCTTGGAAAGATTTGTGGTAAGAAAGAATGTTTTGCTGAGGGGTGCCTTTTGTAGTGGTATTAGTAAACTCACTATTAAACTCATCCGATCCAATGATATATTTAATATCTGCAATGAAGTTAGAAAGAGAGGCTTGATTTAGAATCACCTCCACCTTTTGGATGAATGTGCCAAATCTTTTTTCTATATCATTGTTTCCTTCAATATCTAGTTTATTCAGGTGAGAGTCTTGCTTATTGATAATTAAGCAAGCTACTTCTTTACTGTTATCAAATTTAGGAGCTACTATCTCAGGAGAGCAGGGCTCATAGTTCTCAAGGAAGGTGACAAAGCTATCCTGAAACACTTGCTCATTCTTCTTCTTTCCTAGCCATGCCTTAACCTGCCAATGAGGATTTTCACCATTTCCCCAGTAGTTTTGGACGTATTTAGTGATTTCCCACTTGTCTGTATCAATGTTGCACTTTTCGATAAGTTCGTCAAGTGACCTGATTTCTTCTTTGCTGTTGAGTACAACTTCACCTGTTCCTTTGCTTACATCTTCAAAAAATCTCACCACCGTATTCTCTAATTCACCAATGTAAGAACCAACTTCTGCATCAATTGTTGCTTGTTCTGAACCCTTCAATTCTTTTAGCAACTCATCCACCTCATCTTCTGTAATTCCAAGTTTATCTGCATAGAACTTTTTGCTCTTTTTCCAGCTGAGCATTTGCTCCAGCTGTTGCAGAAGAGATTGATTTTCAGGCATTTAGGTTTTAATTTAATTAAAATTACCGTAAAGGTAGGAAACTTTTTTGATATTTTCCAAATTATTTAAACATTTCTGGTTATCGTTGATAACATTTCTAGTTATAAACAAAAACTCCCCAGGGTAGAAACCCCAGGGAGGTACCCTGTAAAACCAACAAAACAGGGTTTTGATAATTTATAACAGTACTGTTGTGGTAGTAGTTGTTGTAGGAGTCACCGTTGTGGTAGTGGTTGTTGTTGGAGTCACCGTTGTGGTAGTGGTTGTTGTTTCACAGCACACACCTGTGTCTGCGTAACTTCCCTCAGTTCCAATTTGGATGATAGGATAGGATCTGTCTACACAGTATGTTGCAGGAGTGTCTGAAGCAGTGTATGTGGTGGGAGTTGTAGCCCCACATTCAACAAATGTAAATGTTACATCAGCCCCTCTATTAGCTGAGAATTCATGATTTGTACAGCAAAGGCAGCCACCTTCTATAGAAATATCAATATAATCTGAGCAAATCCCAAGAGAGACAACTCTTATTGTTGTGGTTCCTGGAGGCACAAGAGTAGATGTATATCCTGCCAAGAGAGAAGCCTTACTTACGCTTGTCTCAAAAGCAATGGTAAATCCATCTACATCTGAATAGAGATTGAAAGGGCCTGTATCAGCTCCTGCAACTGTGAGTGTTATTACTACGGTCATGATTTATTGGTTTATGGTAAAGTGGTAGTAGTTGTAGTAGTTGGAGGTTCAAGAGTTGTAGTGGTAGTTGTTGTAGGAGGTATTAATGTGGTTGTAGTAGTGGTAGTAGGTGGTACTAAAGTAGTTGTAGTAGTAGTGGTTGGAGGGAAAAGAGTGGTAGTAGTTGTGGTAGTTGGAAGACAACTGTTCACTATACTACAGAAGGTTGCTTTGAAAGCTGGATCAGTTTGAAGAAGAAGCAGAATTGACGTGAGAATATTCTCAGGACAAACCTTTTCATCAATCTTCTCTAAAGCAACTTGCAAATTAGTACTGGTATTAATGCCTGTACATGGAAGGTTCGGTCCCTCATAGATGATATACTGAGCATCCACACAGGGGATGGTACAAGGACCCATTCCTTCTGGGTATACAGGACCTTTAACAGGTCCAAAACAAGGCATTCCTGGTATACAAGCCATTTAGATTAGATTTACGGGATGTACATAATATAGTAACAAGCAAGCACTGGAGGAATGTTATTGTGAGTCTGGCTATCTCCTGTTGAACCATTCACAACACTTACACCAATTCCTGTAGTGTTAGTGTCTACAACATCAGTTCCAAGTCTACCACTTTGCCAGTTCCAAACATCAGAACCACTAGATGAAATAGATGTTCCTCTAGCATCGCTACCAGCAAAATAGTTAGCTATTAAGCTGTGCTTGTGCCCAGGGTCTGTTACAGTGACTGTTGCGGTGTGAGAGTGAGAAGGAATTTGGTTAACCGAAAGCTGAATAGTATTAACCCCACTTGTACCAAGAAGTACATAGTTAGGGTTACCAGGGAATGCAGGATCAACAACAGGGTTGAGAGCACCTCCACCAGGAACACCTTGAATAGCTCCTACAGCAATTCTTCCACGCTTGTCAGGAGTACCATTAGCACCATTGCAGAGATACACCTTATCCCATCCAAGACCAGCAAGACCAGCTCCTGAAGCACTAAAGTTGCTAAGAGGACCGTAGTATTCTACCACTGTGTAAGGAACCATCTTTTGATATTGCTGAGTGGGACCAGGGTTTGCAGCAGCTATACATGCATCAACAAGGGTGCAAAGATCAGCCAGCTTCACATAGTTGGTCTCAACATCTAATACAAAAGCATCAAAGTCATCTATTAATGTGCAGAGCTTTGTAATAACAGCCTGAAGAACATTATGTGTTCCAGATGTAGACGTTACACCATCTAGACAATCCACTGTGTAAGGAGCTTCAATTACAGCTATATCAGCTACAATAGCATCTATTTGTTCTTGTAAGTCACAAGCTGCCTCAATGAGAGCAATGAAAAGGTTTGTAGCGTTAAGATCTTCACAATCAGGAAGATATTGTTGAACTAACTCACAGATGATAGCTGGATCAATGGTGGGCTTAATTCCTGTACCATCTAAAGCAGCAGTGAGAAAGGTAATGAGAGCTTGCTCTACATAAGATAGAGAGTCTCCATTTTGAATACCTAAGAGAGGAACATCCACTCCTGTATATCGTACACATTGGTCAGAGACAATCTCTGCACAACCGTTAAAACAATTTGAACAATTAGTTGACATTATCTAAATTTTAGAAGTTTAACTCTACTAGCGATCATTTCAATAGTGTAATGAGGGAGATAGTCTGAATTACAATACTTGAATGTTAAGATTCTTTTGTAGTTTAGTAAGTCCAGAATAGCCCCTGCTGGGATGGGTTGGTTTAAAGAAAACACAACATTGTTATATAGATTGCCAGCAAGCTGCTTTAGTTTACAATCAATGTCCTCTAGGAGGGCAGGTATACTAGCGCAAGCCACACAATCTGTAAGCCTTGGAGATAACATTTTTTAAAGTTTGTTTTGCTTTGGTAGCCTCTATGTTACATGCTGCACAGAGACCGTTAATTAATTGACATCCACATCCAAACTTAGCTCCACATTTACTACAACTAGCCATATTATTGAAAGTTTAATACATAATTATTTCCAGAACATCCACAATTATTCTTGATAAAATTATCTAACATCATGTTGGCCTGGTTGTACAATTTGTTTGCTTCAGCTACAGCACAATTATTTGCAGCAGCAATTGCTCCCTGAATGAAGAAATAGATAGTATTTAAATTTACCTTCTGCTGTGTTTTGATTGCTCTGTCACATTCCATCATATCAAGCTTCATAAAGGCAGCATCAAACTTTTCCTGTAGTTGATCTACACGAATGATGGTTTTCTCTACAAAATTAAGATAGGCTGGAGCAACAGTGTATTTCAAATAATAAACACCGTCAGGAAGAGGTAGTAAAGGAGATCCAATTGCTGATATTCCTAATGACAGAGAATTGAAGATGTTAAAATCATTCACGTTAAAAGGAAGGCTCACTGTCCCAAATGCAGGAACAGTTATATCAATTGTGGGAGATGAAACAACAGGTGGATCAGTCGGATAGATCGATGCATCAGCAATGCCTAATGTTTGTACATTGTATGTAGGCACCACTAATATATCTAATTTCAAATCTGGCATGTTGTTTAAAATAATTAAGCCAGAGGATTGAGTTTTAATCCTCTCACCTCTGGCTTAGGTTAATATAATATTTCTATGTATCTACCTTACTATTACGGAATCAAAGTTGATGTAGTAGTAGTAGAAGGCCATACAGTGGTAGTAGTAGATGTGGTTGTTTCACAAGTATTATTACCAGGAATAGTACCAAGAGCTGCAGTCAGGATGTCGCTAACAGAAGTAGCTGCAGCAGAACCTTGCTGAACAGCAATGATTACAGTGCTATCTTCCATGATGTAGTCACCCCACTGATACTCAGACTTGTTATATTCGTTGAACTTGATGTAGTAAGTGTCGTAAGTTGTATTTGCAGTTACCCAGCTTTCAAAGTTCTCGTTATAACCCGCCATTCTGTAAAGGTGCTTCAAATAACCAGCTTGGTAGCTGTAGAAATTCTTCTCCAATTGTTGAATCTCTGCAGATTGTCCAGAAGCATAAGAAGCACGTTGAGTAACAACAGGCTCAGCTACAAAGTTACAACGATCAGCAACGATGAAGTCAGCTGTAGTTGCTGGTCCACTGTACACAAATGTACGGAACCACATTCTGTCATACTCGAAAGGAAATGCTGCAACATCACAAGGCTGTCCGTACTTAGTAAGAGGCTTACCAGAGATACGCAAGATTGCATTTGCATCATTACCAATTCTTTGGAATTGATAGAAGGTGTTGAAGCTAATGTTGTCAGGGTTGTTACCAGGAGCTTGAAGTTCCAGTTGGAAAATGAACTTGTCAATCAAAGCAGGAACATCAACATCAGTACAAGGATCACCACCGCAATCACAGCAAGGAGCTTGAACAGTTACGGAACGGGTGAAACCATTGAAATACAGAGTGTCAATGTAGCTAGAGTGAGCACGAAGTGTAAGGGTAACAATGTCACCACACTTAACAGTCCAATTAGATACATCAGTTACCTGAGTAGCAGCAGTAGGGCAACCAGATACCTTGTAGAAATCTGTAACGTTAGAGTTACAATTTGCTGTAGGGCATCCTTTAATCTTATCAGAACGCTTAGAGCCTTGCAGATAAGTGTTTGTTCTACCTTGTGCAACATAGAAATAAGCAGATGCTGCGATGTTAGCAGCAGTTGCCACTGAATAGTCAGCTCTGAAGAAACCAACTTCACCAGCAGCGAGATTTTGCGTAGAACCCAAACTAGCAATCGATGTGCCAACGGGAACTACGAAAAGGGTAGTTAATGAAAAATCAGCCATTTTGTTTTTTATTTAAATGTTAAAAAAAATTACTTTATTCGTTCGTTTGTATTCTCATTATGGAGCTTTGTACAGCAGATTGATTCTCAGTGTACATTGCCAGATTCTGCACTGTGAGATCCAACAATTCATCCTCTAAATAAGTTTCTAGTTCACAATCTTGATCAACAGAAGGTTGACCATCAAATCTTACATATCCTGTTTTATCAATATACTGAGGATACCTCATGTATGATATGTAAATCTTTGTAGGTGTGAATGTCCCATCAGTGAATATACTTATCTCATCGGAAGATAGGAAGTTGAAAGTTTCTTGGTATTCAAAGGAAGGCTTATAATGATCGTTATTCAGAATGAACTGAAGATCACCATGTTTAGCCAAATCTCTATTGATCCAAATCTTTCTATCCTTGCAAACTCCTTTATCAGCTAATATATATGCATCAATGTAGAACATGTACTTAGGAACAAGGAGATGAAGACTAGCTTTCCACTGATGTAGTTCTGGATTGAGTATTGTGAGCGTTAGAGGTTGGTTAATATAAGTGATTACCAAACTCTGAAGGTCTTCATAACGCTTCTTGAACGCATCAAGCCCCATACCATTAACTACACTGAAACCATCAACCTTTTGCTTTATCAGCTTGATCTGTGCCTCATTAAGAGCCAAGATCTTATCTTCGAGGTTGATTTGCTGATGATCATTGGTTGATAGTTTATTTAGTCTTTGGTCAATCTTATATAATAAACTATCTACAGATATCATACGGATGCTAGTTTCTTAGTTTTTAATCTCTGCTCCAGAGTGATCAACATGTCTTGATTGTCATCATCTGCCAGAGTTCTAATTAAATCATCTTCATCCTTGGCTACCTCAAACTCACCTTCATAAATCTTACCGCTAGGTTTCACTCTATAAACTGCATGAGTGAGAGCTTGTTTCACCAAGTCTTTAATATGGAGTAAGTTTTCCTTCATGTCTGCAAATCTGTTGAACACCTCTACAGGAGTCAAACCTTGATATTTGCCATTCTTGAATTCTGTTTGTTTCAGGAGGTTATCTACCTGATTGTATACAGCTTGTTCAGTTGAATTATCTGTAACAGGCAGTCCCAACAGTCTTGCCACTTTCTTTTTCTTCTCAGGAGTCATGCTATCAAACTTGACAATAGCCTTGTTGATGAGCTGTTTCTTCTTGAAGAGCACTGCATTCTCCACTTCATCATCAGCTACATAGAACTGAGTATCAGCAGGATATTCACCACGCTCCCAAGCTTGGTAGCTAGAAGCGATTGTAGGATGCACACGCAACCAAGCGAATGCTAGCTCCTGAAGGGGAATGCTAAGATCAAAGAAGTTATCACCGTCCAGCAGTTTTACAGGCTGAACGTGTAGATTATCATTATTAGAAGTTGAGAGTCCATAGTTCCAGAATGCAGAACGAGACCCTAAGTCAATATCTCCAAGAGCAGCTTCGAGCTTTTTTCTAAGTGTTGTTACACGCTCAATTTCCAATTCCTTTTCAAGAGGATCTTGGATTCTACGAATGTAAGCAGCATTAGGATCAATTCCTGTTCTGTACTGACCATCAAGTTCCTTATAGGGATATTTGAACACCCCTGTTCCAGGAATTCTTGTATAGCCTCTTAGTGCAAGCCCTCCTTGCATTGTCTGCAACTGGGAGTTATTATACTCCTTCTTAAGTGTTGAGATTTTTCCAGTCTTACCCATGATGTAGTTTATTTTGTTTGGTTTAATTTGCAGAGTGATTCCCATCGAAGGGACAGCGATTGGGAGACACCCCAGTCCAATCACTCTGTAGTTTGAGAAGGCTCCCCCACTTGGATGTGGGGGGCACTCCTTCTCGGTATTTAGCGCAGCTAAGCTGCAGCAGTGTTAGAATTGTGGGATTTCCTCAATCAGAACTGTACGAGACAGATCTTCAATGAATACATCACAACGATCCTTCATCCAGATTTCATATCCTGGGAATTTGTTCGCAGAGCTCATACCCTGAGACTTAGCAAAGCCCAAGTGGTGGCGAGTTCCATCGATATATCCCCAAGTCATAGAAGGTGCACCCTTCATACGAACTTCACGGATGTTGTTAACCAAAGAACCATCAG